AACGAAAAATTATAAGTTTTTTGTGCCGGCACATTCTACGCTTATTTTATTAAGAGATGCCTTCAAATCTTCCCAATTTAGCTCGCCAAAACCATCTTCCATCATCATCCCAATGATACTAGTTTTGTTAAAGGAACACTCGAACTCAGTTATTGCATAGTCAACCTTTTGTTTAGATTGTACCGACATCTGCGGAGAATATAGCTGCATCATATTATAGTTATGTTCTACAAGTTCCTTTGCCTCAACAACGTTCTCATAAAATTTCTGACTGTGCTCAGTATTCTCGCAGTAGTCCACCACTTCATCTATAGTTACCGTTCGGCTCTCTGCCAAAAAAGGCAGACGCTTCGCAATCGTAGGTAGGCCGGCACCCTTAACTCCCTTCAGATTGTCACTAGCGTCACCGGCCATGGCCCGGGCTAGAGCCATGTTAGTTGGGTGGACTCCGATCTGTTCGGTTATTGTTTTCATACTCATGACTTCTTTCTTGGTCGGGCGGAACAGTACAGTCTCGTCGTCGCACAATTGCATAAAGTCTTTATCGTTGGAGATAATCACCTTTTGCCATCCGTCATAGTGACTCATCCTGGTAAGGTAGGAGATAACGTCGTCAGCTTCAATCTCCGGAAGCATTATTTGGACAATCGGCATCTCATTAACATACTCTATAAGGCGAGATTGTTGCCAAATCTTATTGTGAAGTTCCTCATCGTCAGTGAGATTATGGAATGCCCGATTAAGCCTAATTGGCTTGCGGCCGGCCTTATAATTCTTGTCCATGGATTTCCTCTTCTGAGAACCGTTGGGACCATCCCACACAATCACGATCTCTTGAGGCGAGGTATCTCGTACAAGCTTCTGCAGGATCTTTATAAACCCTTTCATTCCTCCCATGGGTTGGCCATTGGCGGAGATTGAAGGATCAACGATGTAAGCCCTCAAGTAAGCGTTTAAGGCATCTATGATAAGGAGCCTTTTCTTATTAGTTTTTGTCATAATTTATAACTTCCTGCTTTTTTATTATTAATGGTGTAAACAACACGTTTAACACCAACGTGTTTAAGAGCCTCGTGGCACATTGCACATGGCTTAGATAATTTATAGTCCCCTTCACGGCCAACTCTGGCGACGTAGATTGTGGAACCTTCAGTGATACTACGATCCATGCCTAAGATGGCGCCCAACTCTGCGTGAAGGGTCGTTCGTCCGTCATGGTCGCGCTGAAATCGAGAACCAAATGCACAATAGTTGTTCTTGTTAAACGACGCGTTTCGGACTGATCCTTTCACCAGCACTGCTCCGTGACGATAATCCGGAAAAGCTGACTGATGGGCCATTCTTTTTGCTAAATCCATATATCTATGCACTTTCCCTGAATATTTGTGGAATCGATCAGCGCTATAGTCAGAGTCGTACTCTTTAACAATTGTTGACAAGGGCCCTCCACTGAGCTTATACCTAAGTATAGCTCATTACAGGGGAGATGTCAAGCGTTTTATCCTGGATCTGTGTAAAAATGCTCAGCTGACCCTTCTCTACGATCAAACTTCTGAACTACTTCTTCATCCATTAATTTAATGATGTGGCTTTTAAACTCTTGATCTTCCTGGATGATCTCGGTCCACTTGGATGGCTGGAACTTCTTCTCATACCCGTCTGGCATTTTCAAAGTATACCAGGCGCCAGCACTCGTTAAGTGTTCTGAACTCTTTACCGCTTCAAACCAACTTTCCTCATCGCGGATACCGATGTCTTCAGTCCCCCACAAAATACGGAATGCGCAGTTTCGACCTTGTGTCCCGAATCTAGACTTCTCAAGTTTTACTTTGACTTCGGATCCAATTCGGAACCCCTTATCATCTTCGATAAACGCGGACTTCGCCTTGCGGCCGGTAAGCCAGATTCTCAATGAGTAAGAATAATGCATAGCTTTTCCGCCTGGGGTCATATAGGGAGTCGTCATGGCGATGATGCGCGCATTAGGGCCGCTCGGGATATTGGTCTTAAGCTGGTTAAGCACTAAGAACGTTGCCTGTTTGTCAGCGATCGGAATAATCAATTTTGACATTCCCTTGGCTAAGATCCGAGCCTTGACCGCCATCGAGGATTGGGGATTAAAATCTCCCTCTACATCTGATACCGATGGAGTTAAAGCCAGAGAATCCCAGATAAACAATAGTTGTTCGTCTGTTGCCCCCAACAACTCTTCTACTGTCTCTAAGACAAACTCTACAGAGGACGCTTGAACATACATTAAACGTTCTAGGTTGCACCCTGCGCGCTCCAAGAAGTCCGGATCGATGGCAGACTCAGAATCGAAATAAACGACCATCTTGCCTGTTTTCTGGGCGTTTGCAGCCACTTGTGCGGCCATGTAGGATTTGCCGGTACTCTCCAACCCCGCTAATTCTGTGACCTTGCCGACTGGGATCCCTGCTACTTTTCCTTTGCATACGATAGAATCAAGCCATCGAGAGCCAGTGGAGATCCACTCTTTTACCTCTGTGGGGTTTTCGCCCGTTAAGTCGTGGGCGACGTTTCGGCCGGCTTTCTTATTTACAAGACTCATTAGATCCTGCATTGAAACTCTGCCTGCTTTTGTTTGTTTGGCTTTTCTGGCCATTTGCTCTCCTTAAAATAAAATGGCGGCAGACTTTTAACCGGTCTGCCAGCGGCTGTTTATTACTCTGCTGTGTCAACAGAGGCAGCGGTGTCTGCCGCTGTGTCTTCATCCTTGTCTCCGCAAGCCATTAACATGGCTACAGCAAGGACTGGTAGTATGAGTCTCATCTTCTCTCCTTAAAATAAAATAGCGGCAGACTTTTAACCGGTCTGCCAGCGGCTTTTTTCACTACTCAGCTGTTGCTTCAGTAGCGGCGGTCGTCTCGATTGCATTACCTGTGTTTTCATTGGTTGCGGTAGTGATTTCAGAAACTTCGACTGTCTTTGTGGTCGTCTCAGTTGTTCCAGTTGTGGTAGTAGCATCGCTAACTTCCACCTCCGGAGGCTCAAAAATACAAGTACCGTAAGCAGTTGCTACCACTAGGGCACCAGCTACAAAACTGACTTGGACTTTCCAGCGAGCCAATTGCGATTTTAACCATTCCATAACATTCTCCTTTTCTGTATAGAATAAAGTGGCGCCCAAAATAGCCGGGGCGCCAGCGGCTTACTAAGCTCCAGACATCAGATCACTGAATGCCTTATCGACATCGCTAGCGCTGTTCGAATATCGTACAGTTTCGCGAGATCGGTCTTCCGCGGATGCGGAGCCGGCCATTTGCTCGTCTAGAATGGCGTCGATTTGATTGGGGGCGAGCCTCTCAAATAGACCATCAAAGTCGGGCATATTGTCAAGCACACCCGGGGTCGCTTCCTTATCTTCTAGTAGCGGGGATGTGTTTCTGCGCATTTTAAGGTTAGTTTGCGGATATGCGCCCGGGCGAGTGGGCTTAGTATATGTTAGGGTAATATCGGTACCTTCTTCGATGTCTGTGATGTCTCCGTATTCGGGATCCAAGATATAGCCCAGAAGCAACTCATACGCTTGCTTTCCGTAACCATAAACCTTGATTCCTTCTTCTTCGTTACCACGAACAACGACAGGCGAGAAGTATCGGGTACGCACAAAAAGCGATTTTGCAAGCTTCTTGCTTTCCTCATCATTCTTATCAACACCCTCGCGCCAAAGCGTAGAAGCAAATTCGCAAATCGGACACCGATCTCCAAAGTTACGCTTCGGGCACATGATACCACCCTTATGATCTCCCACATTATAGTGGAAGAAGAATTCCTTTAATGGATCCCCATCTGCCGTTGGCACAATCCGGATATCCTGATCGCCTTCAGCTGGCTTAAACCAGATAGAGGGTCCATTACCATATTTATCTCCCTCACCGCGAAGTACGGCGAGCTTTTGCTTCATTAGTTCCATATTAATAGACATTAGTTTCTTCTCCTTGTTTTGTTATAAAGTATGTTGAGCTTTCCTCAACACCTAATGTAATACTCTTGAGCAAGCAAGTCAAGAGTTTTTTTGTGTAGCGTTAGTGTGGGCAACGCAAAACCCAAAATCATTTTCATATGGCGATTCGTAAATCGCATAAGTCAAATTCTTAAAAGCATTTTTTGATTTTTGTTTAAGTTTTTCTATGATCTTCTGGTGAAGAGCACCGTCCTGTTCTAATTTTTCTTTAGCGATACAAAGATAATAACATACATCCCTCTCCATGTCAAGCTTATAAAACCACTTTTCTTCAATTTTATTAGTATCCAGTCTGCCTATCGCACGGATGCGCTGGACGTCTGACGGGTCGCTCAAGTTTCCAATAATCGGCTTAGTGTGGTCAAATAAATTCTTATAATGGACGCTGTAGTAAATAGTTTGGTTAATGGTTTCAAAGTACTTCTTAATGGGAACGTCACCTATAATTTCTTCTAGTATCGGGTTGCTAAAAATGGTGACTGAATTGAACAACCCGCAGCGAGCATACTCCTGCAAAATCCCAAAAATTGCATTCTCCTGTAGCTTAGCATTCCCAATCAGCAACTCAGTGTCAGGCTTTATATAGTACACGTCGATCTTGCAGTGTTTTATCTGCTCCAGTATCCCCAGCGTATAGTTGGCGCTTTTACTTGAGCCGCAAACAAAAACTTGAACATTTTTATCTATATTCTTAAAAAACTTGGATAATTTAGGTATGCTTTGCTCGTATTCTTCTGGTGTTTCGCAGGTGCGCAGCTTATAATCCCTCTTTTGGGATTTTTCGAATTCGCTCGATAAACAATAGACATTGTATTCTTTGTTGTTTTTAAAATGGGTCGCGATGTTGGTGCCGGCCTTCCCAATGCCAATTAAAGAAATCAAAGCTTTAGCCCCTGTAAATCAAAATAATCCTTGCCGGCGTTAAGGTTGCACATAAAGTTGCCTAATTTAGTATTTTCGAACATATCTTTAATCTCTGGAACCATTTCTCTTTCGCTGCTGTCTAAATCAATCACAATTTCATCATGGACAATATGCGATATAAAGCTTTTCTTGTCTAACAAATATTTTTCTATCTCGATGGCGCGATCTATAACAATGTCAGATGTTGTGCTCTGGATAATATAATTGAATGCGCGGCGCCTGTCAACTTTTATTTTCCGATGAAACGGGGTTGTGACATGCTCTCCGTCATACCACTTGTCCAGCACAAGGCTTCTATCGTAAAATTTTGTATTAATTGCTTTTGAGTCCGGATTATATAACCACGAAAAAAACAAGGTCTTAGCTTCTTCTCTATATATCTGACTTTGATTTATAACATTTTTCATATTCCATTCGTGAATGTCCTCTTTCGGCTGCTCTTGGTCACTCATAGATAAAAGTGTTCTGATTTCTGCACCATTATAATCTAACGATAAGAACCAATCATTTTTTGGCTTTATGAGTTTTCTATATCGCTTCTTCATTGTTAGGATCGGCACGGTATTCGGCTTTGTAGTCAGGCGACCGGTAGCGGTGCCAAAAAGATTATAATCGATATACGACGGGCCGGCAAGAAGTTTTTTGACTGCAGTACGATC